TTAATAATGTGGATTATAAGCATTGTCCCAATCATCCTCTTCTTCATCATCATTGTCCCATTCATCATCATATTCTTCAAAGACATCTACACGCATTATCGTGCATTTACCTTCAAACAGAATAGGTTCATCTGTTTCATCATCCACCTCAATCATGATGTTGAAATCATCATCTTGAATGATGCTATTCATATCCTTGATTTCAAGGTCTCTAAGACTATCACAATCAGGACCATCATCTATCCAAGCTATTTGATCTTGTTGTGTCAATACAACATCATCATCATCAATGTTTGGATTACCTATCAGTAGGATGTATGGTTTAACAGGATAACCATTGAGATTCATATATGCCTCAATATCTCTTATTCCTGATATTGAATACACATAAGGCTCACCCTTAGTGTTCTTTTGATAGAATATATATTCATTCTGTTCTTCAGAAGGAACATAATATTGGAATATAAGTTTTGCTTCTATATACATAACTAGTTATTTTTCAACGATTTCGTATTTGATTTTCTTAGTATCAAGGATATGACACACCCTATAATAATCCTTATCTGTGTACCATATACTCTCACTAGCAAGTCTATGATACATAATGGCATAATCCTCTTTCTGAGGGCTTAGGATGCTAATATAGACATCCACGTTAGGAACTGTCCTTTGTGGTATGTCATTAGGAAATGTGAGCATAAACTGCCTTATTTCCATTCCTAGCTCAAATGCTTTCCTTTTAGTCTCATATAAATCTATCAGTGAAAAGTCTTTCTTGGTTTTAAATATGTAAGCCATTGGTTATTGCTGTTTTAAGGTTAATACGTAAGACAATGCTATAATCAATATGAAAAATAGCGTGCACATAATTTTTTCTTTGGTAGTCATGGTTAATTTTTTACAAAGATAATAAAAAGCCTTATGTAATCAAACATAAGGCTTTAAATTAGGACTAATCAATTAGTCCTTCATAATCTGTTTCTTCTTTAAATGTGTCATTAATGATGTCTTGTTTCTCTCTATGAGAGTCAACAAACTCTATTACGTCCTCTAAACTGAGGACACCCTCAATGATTAAATCTTCTACTCTTAACATGGCTTTCTTGTTTATTTGGTTTTGTAATTAATGACTATTCGTAATGAGATGCATCACCATCCCAATAATCTGCTTCTGTCAATTCATTGATTTCATCTTCTAGAAAATTCTTTTCTATATTAGATGATGTTCTATCAAATTGTGTGAATCCTGCAGAATCATGTTCTGGTTCATCATCTTTAGGTTCTACAAGAAGCTTAAATCCAAATGCACACACCATATGATATTCACCATTGATTTCAATGATGTCTCCAATAGATGTGCTTCTGCAAGAGTTATAATGATTCCAAGGAATATCTCCATTCTGAGACTTCTGATAAGCCATTTCAAGGCTATTAGCTATTACATGACCTGCATAACGCCTTTCTTGCTCAATTGTCTCAGTGAAGCTATTTTTTCCTGTTGTGTGATAAATACAATAAATGTCCATGCTTTCTAGTTTAATTGATTTATTAATTGGTTACTAACTGATGCTTACATTTGGGATAGATGAACAACAGCTTGTGTAAAGCTGCATCATAATCCTCACTTTCCATATGTACAATAAATGTCCTATTGTCATATGTAATACTAAATTTATATATGTTCATAAGAATAGAATAAAAGAATAATAAAATCCCCCAACATAGAAATGTCAGGGGCAAATCTAAAATCACAAACTATATTAAAAAAGGCTAATGTAGACTCTCTATTATAACATCTGTGAAATTCTCAAACTCATCCCATATGAGTCTTTGTCTGAGTTGATTAAGGTTTAAACTCTCATATTTAACCTTATAACCTAACGTTACATCAAAATAGCTGTAATTGTATAACATGCATCTAAATTTAAATGGTTTACAAAAGAAATAAGAGCCCGAAGGCTCTTAAAATATTTGAAGACTATCCCATCTATATATAATATCTCTAAGAGAGAATCTAATATATCCATTAGGAGATGTAAATGTCTTAATAAGCTTATCATGATGTTGTTCAACATATCCATTGTCTAATAGATATGTAATCTTTTTTGATAATGTCATAATACATTGATTTAATTGGTTTAAGCATCGTTAATAGACCTAAACTTATATATACATAATATATATAAACCAAACATATAAATATATGTTTTGCACCAATATAAAGAAAGAAAGAGTCCTAAGACTCAATCTTTCTACTTAAACATTCAATACCAGTTTTTAACTGATTATACTTTGATGAATAAGTTATTTCTAAACCATAAGGACAATGTTTCATAAGAACATCCAAATGATCTTGATTCAATTTATCACCATATATAGTGATGTCCAATACATCATCTGTTAACTCACCATATAAGGACAAATGTCCTCCATATTCATTAACAATATCAACTAATGTCTCTCTTATTGCTTTGTCTGCTATTGCACTAACAATTTCTTGATTGGTCATAAATGTTCATTTAATGATTAATAATTGCTATATGTATGTTTAATTATTCTCAATATTTCCACTGTCTAGTTATTATACTAACAGGCATGTTGTGTGATTACATCACCTCTTTAATCATCAATAACTAATTGATTATCAACTGATTATATACGCCCACCCTACGTTGCAATACAACCCACCCTGATATATGAAAAAAGGGGGAATTTCACCCCCCTATAATCTAAGCAATCAACTTCTCGTAGTTAATTGGCTTTGCAACGTAAGCCTTAGCAACAATCTTCTTAACCGCAACCCATCCTTCGTTAGGTATTCCCACAAAGAAGCCTTTCTCTCCGTGGAAAACAGGGAAGTTAACAATGTGTTCCATTGTAATCTCACCACTACGTACTCTTGGTGTTATGTCCAATGAACAGATTACGTTAAATGTCTTTGTACGGTCTGCAGGATCTGTCATCAGGATGGTTGCTCTTTCCGCTCCATTCTTGCTTTTGCGAAGCAAAAGTGCTTCGTACGCACCAAACAATTCCTTAAAATTTCCAATCGATGCCTTTCCTGTGGTTTCTGATGTTCTCCACTGAATTAATTCGTTAATGTCTTGCATATTGTTGTTTTTATGGGGGGACCAACCCGATCCCCCAAATGTAGGTGGGGTAGCAAATTGGTAGTAACCTCCTCTCTCATCTATAAGGAAGGGGGGGGCTATTTAGAAAAAAAATTATTTTTGGTGGGTATTACTAAATACCCTTACCTTTGAAGGGTGGAGGGTGGGAATGGAATTTATGAACACAGCTTAATATAACATATATGATTGTAGTTTATTGTTTATTGTTTCTTCTTATATTGTCTATTGTATGTGGACTTATTGGTTCTTTGGAAATCACATTTGCTTTTGAGGTTAATACGTTAAATTCTCCTTTCTATAAGATAGGTGTGTTCTCAGAGAGGTATACATTGTCTGATGGTTCCACAGAAGACGAAATTGTTATAGGGTTATTTTTTGTTAATATATCAATAGTATTTTGGAAAAATGCTAACATAGAAGAAGATTTGTAGGCATAATATAGCATTCAGGATTTTAGAGCTATTTGTCAATAAGTGAGATGTTTGTATATTTGTATTAATTATATATGGAAACCAATAGAAAGATAATAGGTCAGAGGATTAAACGTTCATTACCAGATAGCTATGTTCTTGCTGAGAAGTATTATTCATTTGTCTCTATTGTTAATGATTTGAATTTGACAGAGAGAGAAGTTCAATTAGTTGCCTTTACAGCTATTAAGGGAAACATTAGTTATGCTAACAATAGACAAGAGTTTTGTGCTAAGTATAAGAGTTCAGAAGCTACGATATATAATATAATAAGCAAGCTGAAGAAGATAGGTGTCTTAGTTAAGGATGGTAATAAGGTGAAGGTCAATCCTGTTCTGTCATTGGATTTTGATAACAATCTCTCCTTAGAGATTAAATTGATTCATGATGGAGATTGATAATAAGCCTATTAGTATGTCTATGAAGGATTATTTGATTAGGGTGCAGTCAGTCAAGGCTATGATGAGTGAGAAGGTTATTGAAGCTGTGGTTAATCATCAGTTCCAATCTGCAAGCTTAGCTATGAGAACAAACAATAGCATAGAGCTCTCTGGGTTTGGGAAGTTTTATTTCAATACGAAGAAGGCTATTAAACGCTTAACCTCCCTAGAAAGGAAAAGAGATGATTTACAGAACATAGTGGATTCTCCAGAAACAAAAGAAGCTAAGCTCACCAAAGCACATACATATTTAAAGAATGTCCTATTGGACATTGAATATATTAAATCAAAAACCAATGAGCCTGTTACAGATTTACGAGGGATGGAAGAACAAGTTAGTTCCATCGAAGCTTCTGAAGGAACAGATTAAAGAAGTTAGTCAAAAGAGAATGGATGTTTGTAATACGTGTCCATTAAATTCTGAGAATAGAAAACTAATAGATGAGAAGTTTAAGACAATTAGACCAGATGTCCATTGCACAAGCTGTGGATGTACATTGTCTGCTAAAACAGCTTGTCTTTCTTGCAGCTGCCCTAAGAAGTTTTGGATGGAAGTTCTTTCTGAAGAACAAGAGAATGATATAAATGAAGACAATGAAGAATAATAACGTTAAGATTAGAAAGGTTCCTGTGGAAGCGTTTTTAAACCTTCTTGCAGATTTGTTTGATCAGGGAGTGGATTATATAGACATTGTTGGAATCCTTGATGATAATCAAGATTCTATAGGAATTGCGTTTTCAAGGGAATATATGTCTGAGGATATGCAGGAGAATTTTGATGACATTACACCTATAACTGTCAACAAGACATCAGACACAATAAAGATTAATTTATCAAATAACGAAGATTTAAACCAAATTATATGAATTACAATGTATTACAAGAAGCGTTCTTGATTATGGAAAGACTGGGTGCTCTATGTGCTACAGGTGGAATTACAGAAGAAACACAAAAGATTGCTAATCAGCACATTCAAACAATTTTAACATCTGTTATACAACAAAACGTATCAGAGCTTGGAGCTAAGGGAGCAGGACTTGTGCTGTAAATTTTAAGAAATGAGAAAAGCGAATTATTACAACCAAGCAATCAGCATATTGCAAGAATTACATAAGGATCACCCAACCTACAATATGGGAAGACACATTTCTACAGCCTTAGATGGTTATGGAGATGTTTGGGGAATGACAGATAAGGAACTCACTTACGCTCTAGAGAAATATAAGGCAGAGCTAGGAATTAACATTGTTCCAGATGAAGACATTGACAAGATTGTTAATGATGGATTAAACCTTGACAGTTTATTTAAAGAAGAAGAAAATGAATATTAAAGAAAACCTCGAACAGAACTTAGCTTACGAACCTACAACTACAGAGTCAATTAACAACTATCTCTCGCTATCAGATGAAACTATACAAGGTGAACGAGACATACTTGAACAACTTAAACAGTTTTATTATGACAGGCGAGCAGAGGCTAATACACAAATAATTAAGTTAAAAGCTGAAGTGAATAACATCAATAAAAAACTAGAGGAGATGTAATGGCAACTATTAAGAAAACTACATATATTAATACAGAGCTTGAATGGGCTGAAGAACAGCTCAAGAGCTGGAGAGCTTATGTTGATGCCAATCCCCTACATGAATTGAAGGATAGGATTGAGTGGAAACCTACATCTAAAGGAGGCATGCTTCCAATGGTGATAGCATCTATCGAAGCACAAGGTAAGTTTGTTCAAGAAACTATGAAGAACTACTTAGCTCTGGTTGAAGTGGTTGATAAGCTTAGGAAGATGGAAGAGGCTAAAATTGAGGTGAGAGGTAAAGGAGAACTTAGCTCTATGGCTGAAGACTTCCTTAAAAACAGAAAATGAACAACATACAAAGTGTAGATTATAAGGATTGGTTTATTAACCAACCTAGGATTCCTGATAAGGAAAGTGAGGAGCATAGGGCATTTTTTGATTTTCATAAAGACTTGTGCTTAAATGGAGCTATGGTGAATGGGGTGTATATCAACCCCTTTTTATATTGGCATCTAAACTTCTGGAACACAGAAGTGGATATTATAGATGAGCGTGGTAGAATTTCTCAGAAGTATTCTAATCCCCTTCTTAGGGATAATGAGTGGGTGATAACAAATGAGATAGACAGAGCTCAGAATGAAAAGAAAGGATTGGTTATTCTTGGTATTAGACGTTTGGCTAAATCAGTTATTGAAAGCTCGTATATTGCATGGGGAGCTACATTTGATGAGAACAGTCAGAACATTATTGCTGGCTTGAATGCTCCAGATATAAAACTAATTACAGACAAGATTGATAAAGGATTAAACTTCTTACCAGAAGCTTGGAGATGGCAACGAATTGAGGACAACTGGAAGAATCAAGTGACGCTTGGTATTAAGACTAGAGCAGGAGAAAGGATACCATTCTCCCAAATCCTTATACGTAATCTAGATGAAGGTAATAATGAGGAGGCTATTGCAGGTACAAAACCACGTAAATTAATTATAGATGAAATCGGTAAAGGAAGTTTCCTCAGAGGTTTTCAAGCGGCTGTGCCTGGTTTCACAACACCCTTTGGTTGGGGATGCTCTCCAATTCTTACGGGTACTGGGGGTGATATGAAGAGATTTATGGATGCAAAGAGCTTAATGTTCGATGTAGACAATTTTAATTTCCTTACATATAATAATGAGAAGGATACACACAGGATACATGGGCTATTCATTTCTAATAAATATAGAATGGAAGCCAAAGAGAGTTCTTCATTAGGAGCCTACCTTGAAGAACCAGCAGGAAGTGGATTATATGATATGCCAATGCTGGTTAGCAATGCAGAGAAAGCTAATGAAATAACTATTGCTAATTTAGAACGTCTAAAGAAGGCAGGAGATAGAATAGCCTACCTCAAAGAAAAGATGTACTATCCCCTAGAAGTGGATGATATATTCTTAAATGAGGATACGAACATATTTGACATTGAGGCTGCTAAGAGGCAAAAGACTAGACTGTTGAATCAAGAACGTACAGGTATTCCTGTAATATTATATGCAGATGAGGATAAAATAGGTCATGAGTTTACAGACAAGATGCCTATTACAAACTTTCCTCTAAAGAACTCAGATGCAAAAGATGCTCCTGTAGTTATATATGAGTTTCCTGTAGCCAACCCAACTTATGGGTTATATGTAGCTGGAGTGGATCCCTACAGACAAGGACAAGCTGCTTATAGCTCCTCATTAGGAGCTGTATATGTTTATAAGAGGATGCATGATTTAACAGGAGAGAAGTATCAAGATATGTTTGTAGCTTCTTATGTAGCTAGACCAGATAAGAAGGAGAAATGGGAAGAACAAGCTCGCTTACTTATTAAATACTACAATGCTCGCACGCTTTGTGAGAATGATGACATCTCATTCATAGAATATATGAAAGCTAAGGGAGATGGTCATTATTTAGAGAAACAGCCTCAGTGGTTGATGGAGATTGTTCCTAACACTACGGTTAAAAGGGAATATGGCATACATAGAAGTTCTCAGAAGATTATAGACTATCTTCATAACTGTCTTAAGAAGTATATGGAAGAAACTATTCATATTGAGAAGAATGAAGATGGTGTTATAACTAGAGAAGTGACAGGAGTGAGTAAGATGTTTGATCCTGTTCTATTAGAAGAGATTATACAATATAATGATTCAGGTAACTTTGATAGGATTGTAGCAGCAGAACTAGCTATTGCTCAAGCACTTAAGATGGATCCTATTATGGGAAGAGCTGGAGGAAGTGGTGATGAAAGAGTGGCAGCACTGTATTCAAAAAAGAAAACTGGAAATAGATTGTTTGATACATCTTCTTCAGGATTATTTGGAAATAAAAAACGTAAACTTTTTACATAATGGCAATAATTAGATATACGAAAGACGCTACCATTAGGTATGCCTATCTCAACATCTTCCCAGATCAGTTTAAAACTGAGAAAGAAAAAAGGGATGAGAGCTGGATTAAGAACACGATGGACTACTTTGCTAACAAGGCTTATGCTGAATATGTAAAGAACAGAGATACATTTGTTAAGAACTATGATCTTGTTAAGGGAATCCTTAGAATGGAAGACTTCTATCAAGAACCACAGGTTAAGAGCTTTACAGACATGCTCACAGCAGATTTGAATCTTCCTGCGTACGTGAAGCACTATTCTATTATTACAACACCTATTAATGAATTGGTTGGTGAAATCTCCAAAAGACCTGATGCATTTAGGATTAAAGCATTTGATGATGATTCCCAGTCTGAAGAACTAGAATATAAAACAGGTATGCTCCAGGAATATGTTATTGCTCAAGCAAAACAACAGATTATGGAGAAGGTTGCTCAATCAGGAGAAGAGGTTGAAGATGAACAGATTCAGCAAATGACTATGGAAGAAGTTCAAGATGATCTTGATTCTTACACATCTGTAGCTGAGAAATGGGCTAATCATATTCTTACATGTCAGAAGGCTGATTTTAATCTAAAAGAAAAGAGTGAGGATGCATTTAGAGATATGCTAATATCTGCTAGAGAGTTCTATCATATATATGAAGATAACTCAAAGGTTGGATATAATATAGAAGTGGCTAATCCTAAGAACACATGGTTCCTTACAACACCAGACAGGAAATACATTTCTGATCCTACAGGTAGAGCACAAGGTGCGTATGCTGCTGGTACTGTGCAAGTTATGGAGCTTTCTGAAATCATCGAAGCTATTCCAGACTTAACCAAGGATGAGATAGATCATCTAAGAAGTTCTTTACAAGATTATGGATTGATTAATGTACGTGATTCTAATTTAGGTAATCCAAACGCTGCTCCAGGTATTGATTCTGTACAATATGATACATACGATCCCCTTGTTCTACAAACAAGGATGATGATTGAGTCTGAGATGAAAGAGAACAATGATGGACTAAAAGACTTCTTAGGACTAACGTCTAATGTGTCTTCATTTGGATACAAGTATGTAGTTGTAAGAAGTTATTGGATTAGTAAGAGAAAGATTGGTAAACTCATCTATTTAGATGAAATGGGTAATGAACAATCTGTACTTGTAGATGAAAATTACAAATCAGGAACTATTCCTACACAACAATCTCTAGAATGGGGATGGATTAATGAATGGTATCAAGGAATTAAGATTGGACCAGACATCTATCACATTAAACCTTACAAACTTTTAAACTATTGTCCTATTATAGGACTTACACATGAGGTGAAGAACACAGAAGCTAAGAGCTTAGTTGATCTTATGAAACCTTTCCAAGTTCTTTACAATGTTTGTATGAACCAGTTGTACAAGCTTCTTGAGAAAGAAGTGGGTAAGGTTTATTTGACATCTATCAGGCATATTCCTATTCCTAAGGATGGAGATGCGCAAGATGCTCTTGACATATGGGAAATGGAAGCTAGAAACCGAGGAGTGATGTTTATTGATGACTCTCCAGAGAATCTAAAGAGTCCTTCAAGCTTTAATCAGTTCAGAGATATTGACTTAACTAGAACACAAGAAATCCAATCTCGTTATCAACTTGCTATGCAGTTGAAGAATGAGTGTTGGGAACTTGTAGGTATGTCCAGACAAAGAATGGGATCTATATCAGCTAGTGAGTCTGCTACAGGTACAAACGCTGCAATTACACAAAGTTATTCTCAAACAGAACCTCTTTTCGTAGCACATGAGTATATATTGATGCAGCTTTATCAAGCAATCATTGATGCCTCTCTATATGTAGAAAGCAGAAAACCTCAATCCACCCTATCATACATTACATCAAAAGGAGAATCTGCATTTGTTCAAGTGAATGGTACAGACCTCAAGTTTCGTGATTTGAAAGTGTTTGCTACAAACAGACCTGAAGATAAAAAGATGTTTGAAGAGATTAGAGGATTGTCTCAAGCTGTTATTCAAAATGGTGGATCGCTCCACGATGTAATAGAGCTCTATTCTACCAACTCTGTACGAGAGATGAAGAAGGTGTTCAAAACATTAAAAGACAGGCAGGAAGCTATACAAGATCAACAAATGCAGCAACAACAGCAGCAGATGGAACAACAGCAGCAACAAGCTCAAGCTCAATTACAACAAGCACAACTTGCTCAAGAACAACAACTTGCGCACGATGATTATCAAAAAGAGCTTGATAGGATTAATAAGAAAGAAATTGCTCTTATTGCAGCTGAATCAAAGAGTGGAGGTTTGCCTGATGTAGATCAAACTGGTGTTCCTGATGTATTAGAAATCAGCAAGCTGGCTAATGAACAATCAAAAGCAAGTAGAGACTACCAAGCAAAAATGGCTGACATACAATCTAAGAATACACTAGCTGCTCAAAAGCTACAAGTGGAAAGAGAGAAGCTACAAGTGGCTAGAGAGAACCAAGCTAACGATCTAGCCATTGCTAGAGAAAATGCAAAAGGAAGAAATAAAACTAAGAAATAGTGGGCTAAACCCACTCTTTCTTATGTTTCACGTGAAACTATAAACATTTTTAGTTAAAGTAAAAAATAGTAATGCTATATTATCCACAAAATTCAACTCATTAATGCTCAATCTCTTTGCTATTAATTTCATATAATATATTTTTACATTACAAACCAATTTATAAAAGAACTACATATGGCTGATAATCAAGAAAATGCCCCATTTGGAAACTTTAGTATTGAAAACACTATGGAAATGGGCATGGGTAGCTCTGAGTTGTTAAATGATTTAATGTCTCCTGAGACATCAACATCTTCTCCTGAAGATGTAACAGAAATCAAAAATGAACCAGCTCCAAAGAAAACACAAGAGAAAAAAGTTGATGAACCTGTTTCTGAAGAAAAAAACACCACCGCATCCATCCAAGACTTTTTACTTGGTGGAGATGATGATGAAGATGAAGAAGATGACACTGTTACAACACCAGCAAAAACTAAAGCTCCTGCAGAAAAGACAGTGGCTGAAGATGATGGTGATGAAGAGGAAGTTGAAGTTAGCAGATTTGGTGCTCTATCAAATGATTTATTCAAACTAGGAGTGTTTAATAAGGATGAGGATGAAGAAGATGTAAACATATCTTCTCCAGAAGAATTCCTTGAAAGGTTTAACCTAGAAAAGAAGAAAGGTGCTATTGATATAGTACAAAACTTTATAGGTCAATTTGGAGAAGACTACCAACAAGCATTTGATGCCATATTTGTTAAAGGAGTTGATCCTAAAGAATATTTTGGTACATATAATCAAATTCAAACTTTTGCAGACCTCGATCTTTCACAAGAATCCAATCAAGTATCTGTATTAAAGCAAGCTCTTACAGATCAAGGATTTGATCCTGAAGATGTTGAGACAGAAGTTGAAAGATTAAAAAACTACGGAGATCTTGAATCAGTTGCTGCAAAACATCACAAGGTGTTGGTTAAGAAAGAAGCAGCAAAGCTTGCTCAGATGGAGCAACAGAAAGAAGTGGAGCTCCAGAAACAACATGCATACAAACAGCAATACGTAAGTAACGTACAATCTGTTCTACAAGATAAGGTTAAAGCTAAAGAGTTTGATGGTATTCCCATCAATCCTAAACTTGCTAACGAACTACAAGATTTCCTTTTGGTTGATAAATATCAAACCTCTTCAGGCGAAAAGCTTACAGAATTTGATAGGCAAATTTTAGAATTGAAAAGACCAGAGAACCACGCACAGAAAGTGAAGCTTGGACTCTTATTAAAGATTCTAGAAACCGATCCTACACTATCAACCATCCAGAAGAGAGGAATCAGTAAAAAGTCAGATGATCTATTTAGTGAAGTGGCTAGACAAACATCTAAAACAGGCACTAAAGGAAAATCATCTACCCCAACCTCTTGGTTTCAATAATTATTAATATAAAAAGAAAACACAAATGGCAATTTCAACAATACCAGGTTTAACTGGTTTCACGTATGCTCGTGTGGCTTCTATGGATAAACGTGCTGTAGGCAAGCTTACAGATTCGAATCACCTAGAAAGTTTCCACAGTACAGAGCCTGCTGATTATGATAAGAAAATAATCAGTCTTTACACTCAGAGCTCATTGTACAGCAATGACTTCTTGGACATGATTAACAAGTCCACTCCTTATTACATTGATAATAACAGTGATGCTTGGAAATGGCAGGTTCAAGTTCCTTACAAATTCCCTAAAATTATCAATGTTCCTCAAGCAACACTTGATCTTTTGAAGCCTGGTATTGATGGTCAAGAGTTTTCTCTTGTTCTTGATACTAATGAGTTTTCTAAGAATGCAATTGTTTCTGTAGGTTCTCGTCAGTATGGTCCTAGGTTCTACGTTGTTAAAGATCCAGTTCCTTGGAACATGGGCTATCTTTATTCTTTCACTCTAGTTAGTGACAATCCAACTATAGATTTCGTAAGTTCTCAGTTCCTTGCTGTTGGTGTTGAACTTGAATTAGTTGATGCTGCAATTGGTGAATTCGATCAAGACTTATTAGGTCTTCCTCGTTTGGGTGAGCAAATCACAATGTTTGAATCTTTAGGTTCTGCATATGGTTATGAGCACAAAATCACTGAGTGGGCTGATGACAAAATGATGGTTGATGCTTCTGGCAAACCTTTGGACATCTTGGTTTATGCTCCACAAAGACGTAACCAACTTCCTCTAACTAGGAATGATGTTAAATGGGAACCATTCATTGAGTTCTGGATGCGTAAGTCTATGCTTGAATTGAAAGTTAAGCGTATGATTTGGAGCAAGCCTGGAACTGTTAAAACAAATGGTTCTAAGCAAGAATTGAAGCGTACATCTGCTGGTGTTTATCACAGGATGCGTAACAATGGTAACTTGGTACAATATAATCGTGGTGAATTCACTGCAAACTTGATTCGTTCTGTATTTGGTGATTTGTTCTATCGTAGGGTGGATGTTAAAGACAGACGTGTTAAAATGTACACCAACGAAGCTGGATTTGATGTATTCCAACAAGCTTTGAAAACAGACGCTTTGAACAGTGGTCTTACTTTCATGGCTGATTCTGGAAATCGTTATATGCAAGGCGAAGGTCAGCACATCACTTACAACTTTGCTTTTGATAGCATGGTTACTCGTGAAACTGGTCGTGTTGAACTTATTCACTTGAAAGAATTAGATCTTCCACAATCTAATCTTGAATTTGGTCAGAACAAGAAGTCCACTCCTGTATTCATGGTATTTGATGTAAGCCCTATGAGCGATGGTTCTATGGTTAACAACATCAGAGAAGTGAGAATGAAAGGTGCTCCTTCTATGACTTGGGGATATATCGATGGTACTCGTCATCACTTAGGTTTTGCTAAATCTCAAGGTATGTCTAGTGCTAACAAATTCCCTGGATATGAAATCTGGATGAAAGACCGTTGTGATGTATTCATTGAAGACTTGTCTCGTACAGTTTTGATTGAAGAGATTCCACAGTTCTAAAAATAAAAATAAGAAGAGCCCTCTATAAATTAGGGGGCTCTCCTTAAACTACAGAGTGTTGGATTGGGGTGTCTCCCATTCGCTATCCCTTCAATGGGAATCGCTCTGCAACTCAAAACCAAAGTTAAAATAACTAAATATGGGCAAAATCGGGAAAATCTCCACAATAAAAAAGGAGTATAATAGTTCTCAACTTCAGACAATGCAAGGTGGTCTAGCACAAAAAGGTATGACAAGAATCCCTGGTACAGGTGTATTTAAGTATCCTTATAAAGAACTCGATGGACAATACAGAACAGGATTAAATCCTAATGCTGCATACATCCAAAGAATTCAAGATCTTACTGAGAAAGAATTAGAAATCGAACGTGTTACAAAATTAAAAGCTAAGCTTGAGGCTGCATTGAGTGTAGACCTTGGTCCTCGTGCTACATTTTGGAACAGTGGTTTAACCTCTTCTCAATACGATGAATTACACATTCAACCTGTTAAACTTTTGGATGGTGATAATTTCTTTGATCTGAACCAACCAATGCAAGAACTAGCCTTCTCATGGCTTAGGGTTCATCCAACAATTGCAAGCTCTTATCAAGCCTGGGAACGTGGTGAATATCCTGCTGACATACAATTTTATGTTGTAGATGATGAGATTGAAAGTGCTGTAATCTTTAAGAAGAAACAAATTATCAACAAGGCAATTAGCAAGTTTGATGGTATGACTCCTGAGAAGAAGCGAAAGGTTGCAAGACTATTAGGACTCCCTGTTACTGATAACACTAAAGAAGAAATTGTTTACAACCTTGTTGATAATGTTATTAAAGAAACAGAATTTAAAACAGGTAAATTCCAAGGCTTATCTACAGTGGAAGTGTTCAATCGCTTTGCTGATATGAAGGAAAATTTGCTCCATATTAAAGATCTTGTTAGACAAGCAATAAGCCATTCTATATATAGAACTAAACCAAACGGTAAAGTTTATGAGGGTGAATTTGAATTAGCTCAGGATGAAGAGGATCTTGTAAAATCTCTTGCTGATGATGATAACCAAGATTTACTTCTTACGTTAGAACAAAAACTCAAGACTAAAAAATTAGCATCTGTATGATACCAGTAGATAGTTTATTATATAAAATCGATCAGAAACTAAATAAACTATCAACCAATGAGCATCAACAGATTCAACTTGAAGATAAAATCTTAGCATTAAATGAGGCTCAGATAAAGCTTATAAAGCAAAAGGTTGATGGTATTAGTGTAGTGAGTGGTATGGGGTTTGATTCTTTTAAAAAGCGTTATGAAGACCTCCAAAGCTTGGTAGTAAATTATGCTCACCAACCTTTGACACTAACTCTAAAGAATACACAATTACATCAATGGTTTGCATATTTGCATGAACTAGAGCCCAAGTATATGTTCTACATTGATAGTTATATTCTTGCTGATAAGGGAAGATGTAAAGATAGAACGATTTGGATAAATAGGGATCTTGCAAAACATGGTGACCTATCTCTTATTCTGAATAACGATCATTACAAACCTTCTTTCGAATATCAAGAAACGTTTAATTTTATATCATCTGATGAAATCTCAGTGTTTACAGATGGTACATTTACACCAAGTAAAATCTACATCTCGTACATGCGCTATCCTGTTTATATCAATAAAGAGGGATATGTAATGCTAGATGGTCAAGATTCATACAACCAAGATTGTGAACTGGAAACTTATTTAGAAGATGAACTTCTAGACTTAACAGTTCAAAACTTGGCAATGTATACAGAAAATGCATCTGCTGTGCAAAGTGCACAGTATAGGATACAAACGAATGAATAGTTTTTTCATTACAATTTTAAATAAAACAAAATGGCTGATTTTTCTCTAACTACGCTCTTCGTGGTTCCAGTATCACAAACAACGTTTCCTACCACTGGATCAACTCAGATTTTGACTGCTGGTCAAGTTGGTGTATACAGTAATGCGTATGCTGCTTTAGCTCCAGGCACTATTGCTGCTGCTCCTTATTTCTATATTGCACAAGGTAGAACAAACACTTATTTACAAGGATCTAAAAGGTCTGATAAGATCTCTGGCAAAAACAATGCTGGTACAGGATCTAATGTAACTGAGTGGTACAAAGTTACAGGTAACGCAACAGCAAACGTTCAAATTACTAACGTTAATTCATGGAACGTTAAATGTGGTGATGTTCTTACAATCACTCTTCGTGCTCATTCTAGCTACATTGATACATTGTATTTCAATGGTTTCACTCGTAGCATTACAGTTGTAGCTCCTTGTTGTGATTGTGGTGGTGATCCTTGTACTCAAGTTGATTACGAAGCTTTGGTTACACAAATCATTGCTAAGTTTGAAGCTCAAGCTCCTGGTATCAACCCTGACGACATTAACTTTAACACTTTCTATTTGTTCACTCAGCCTTCTGCTGGTGTTCTTAGAATTACAGGAAAGCCTTTGACTAAATATGGTGTTCCATGTGATGTTGCAGCATTCCCTTGGGAGTATGACAGAATGTATTTCAGAACTTTTGTTTACAGTGGTCCTGCTACTACAGCTGACTTTATTGTTGACGATTCTTGTAATATTGTTGCTGTTGCTACTGTAAGTCAAAATTCATCTTACCCTTCAGGTACTTCTGATGAAATCATCCAACTTGAAAAGAACTTCTACAGCTACCAAGCTGGTTATTTGAAGCATCTTTACAGAATGGCTGGTTACAACCAGAACTTCGAAAGCTGGGTTTCTGCAGGTACTACGTATGATACTTATTACATTAAGTTTAATGCGTATGACAAGTCTTTGTATCAGTGGGGTGATTACATTCATGAAGATTCAATGGTTATCATAGCTGTTGCAAATGGATCTGCTGCTGCCACTGCGCTTAGTGCAATTCTTGTACCTGCTCTTGGAACTCCTGCATAGTAATTAACATAAATCATATAACCTGTGCCTGAGGGTGAGAGAGGATATTCTCAAGTCCTCGGGCACATTTATTTTTATCAACATGGCAGATGTATTAAATATATTAGTAATTGATACACACGATTCTAGATTATTAGGAATCGCTGATGCATCAACTTACACTAGTGGACCAGCATCTCCTTCTATATCAATAACTGTTCCTGGATTCGATCCTATTGTTCTTCCCTTTGTACCAAATGATTTCAATATATTTAATTCTGCTACATTAGGATTAAGTGCTGTTGGAATTAGTCAGCCTCTTCCTGATGGAATTTATTACTTAACATATTCAGTAGCTCCTGCAATAACAAGTTTTGTAAATAAAACTATAATGAGAGTTGACTTGATACAAGAGAAGTTTGATAACGCATTTATGAAACTTGATATGATGGAGTGTGATCTGATGATAAAACAACAAGCAAAGGTTGAACTTAACAGCATATACTATTTTATACAAGGATCAATCGCAGCTGCAAACAATTGTGCTGTAGCAACATCTAATAAATTGTACATGCAAGCAAATCTAATGCTTGATAACTTTATACGCAACAATTGTGGTTGTTCTGGAACCAATTACTTCAATAATTTTAGACAATATGGCACAATGTAGAAACTGTGGTATGAAAGTAGGATGTGGCTGTCAACTTATTAACGGTCTTTGTGGAGCGTGTAACGCTACAATTAAACAAGGTATAAAACGATTTAAAAATGTTATCACCAAGACTCGTTAACTGTATTGATTGCACCACTCCTCAATTTCTAATTGATGAGATTGATTGTAAGCTAACAGAGTTGGCAAATAATCAATATAACAATATTGTATATATTTTGAATCTACCATTTCCAGGAAATGTAATTGGTGACCTTTTAAACTATAAAAGAATATTGGTAAGTAAGTTATGTAACCCAGCTTATGCAGAAATGTATACAATAGAAATGGTTGCTAGTAAAGTTAAAATTCTAATTCATAAATAAATTATAAAATGAGTTGTAATAATTGTTATAATGGCTGTGTAGAAACCACCTCTGACAAGTGTGTCAGATATACAGGAAATGATGTACCATCCCTATCTATAGAAACTAATGATAGTCTTTTTGTTGTTGAACAAGCATTGATTGATGCTGTAGTTTCTTTTCTTAATGGAACAGGAATAAAAATAACAGTCACTCCATCAGCATACTGTGCTCTCGTTACATCCTATCTACCTGTAAGCCCTACAGTCACTACACCAACAGCTGTACAGCTATTCGAAGCTCTTGTTAAAGCAGCATGTAGTCTTCAAACTCAAGTGACAGCAATTGATGCTACACTCACCACACTTAATGCAGATTATACAATAGGGTGTCTTACAGGCGTAACAGCTAGTTCTGATACACATGCTATTGTTCAAGCTGTCATCACTAAGCTTTGTCAATTAGGTGTAGATCTTGCAGCTCTTGCTCTTGATGTAAGCACTAACTATGTTAAGATTTCAAACATTAACACATACATAGCTGCATATTTAGCAGGAATTGCTCCTAGTACAAATAACTATGAGAAAATGGTTCCATATATTGCTTATGAATATTATGGATCATTAACAGGATTTAATACAGGATCTGGTGTAGGTTCTGGTGTTTGGCAAAAAGTTTATTTGTGTAATGGATTAAATGGAACTCCTGATAAGAGAGGAAGGGTTGCTGTAGGTGCTATACAATTTGCAGGAACAAGTAATCCTCTCAATGCTTCTGTAGATCCTGTTGTAGATCCTGCATACAATCCTAATTACGCAGTTAATCAAATTCTTGGATCAAACAGTGTAACTCTTTTAACTACACAGATACCAGCACATACGCACGTTGCCACTGTTACAGACAACCACTTCCATTATCAATACACTAGTGCTGTAAGCACAACAGATATTGCTGTAGACTCATCTAGTCAAGTTGCAAGAGCTCTTAATTTAAGTCCTTCTTCTAACTTGGAATACAATATGAATGCTAGTCCGTTTCCTTCTACACTTGGTAAATCTGGTGGAACTCAAGGAACAATCAGTGTTAGTAATGCAAATGCTGGTAGCGGAGCAGCTCATGATAATAAACAACCTGTCATTGCTGCCTACTATATAATGTACATACCTTAAACTATTAATATATGTCTTGTTTACCTGGAATGCCTTGTTACGATAACACTACAGTGACTGTATACACAACCTATCCTTCGGGTTGTACACCTCCTCTGTTCTTAGGATATCCTGTAGGATCTGATTATACATCATACACAGGAGCAAATCTTCCTAATACAGGAATACTAAATAATGATTTTCTCACTACGGCTTTTCAAAAGATAGATAACAAATTAGATCCAACAGATCTTGTTACTAAGATGATAGCTGAATTGACAGTTAATCCAGCACTAAGAGCACTTTTTTGTAATCTTGTAAATAACTGCTAATAAAACTTAAAAACTCTGATTTGTTGGTTTTTCAGAGTTTCCCCTGATGTTTCTACATTGGGGGTTTTTAATTATATAAGTTAACCTATATAATCAATCAAGTTAAAATAATTTGGTATATACAAAAAATATTCCATATCTTTATGATAATTTACATAAATTTTTACAAATGGCTGATAACCAATCGTTATTAACACAGCTACAACAATTGCTAAGTTGGAAAAAGAGTAAAAAGTTCTACGCTGAAAAACTAGATATTACAGAAGCAGAAGTGGACGAACTTCTAAAAGAAATCAAAGCACAACAATCAATCCAAGTTGAAACTGCAAATTATATAAATGAGCTTGAAGAAGCCATTGTTAAATATACAGAAGATGTTTCTAAAGGAACAGGAGAGATTGTGTTTAATTCTCCTGATGAAATCAAATCACTGGACGAGCTTATAGTTAAGTCAAAGATTGATACAGAAGTATGGGAGATAACTAAATACGTTCAAAACTATTGGGGAAACAGTGGAACACCTCATTGGCAGGTTAAAGCTTGGATGTCTAAGAAATCCACTGAGCAGTTATTCCAAAATTCATTTATTGAGTTTCTAAAGGAGTATAAACCTACAGCTAAAGATGTTGATGGTCCTGTTTATGATAGTAAGAAGTCTCCAGGATGCTTAGTTATCAACAAACAAGACTCTCATCTAAATAAGTTTGATATAGATGGTAATAATAACATACATGATAGATTTGATAGCATCCTAAATAAAGTGAAGGTTATTGTAGATCAAGCGCATCTATCAAATTACGTAGATACGATATTCTATATTATAGGTTCTGATGAATTCAATAGTGAATTTACAGGAACTACAACTAAAGGAACTCCTCAACAGAACATAGATACATATCATAATTCTTTTGAAAATATATGTGAGCATGAGATAAAAATGATCATAATGCTTCTTCAGAAGACAGATAATTTACAAGTTGTCTATGTAGCTGGTAATCATGATGAGTTTGTAGGATGGCACATGATCACTTGGTTAGCTGCATATTTCAAAGACTCATCTAGAGTGAGATTTGATTGCTCTCCTAAGTATAGAAAGTATGTAAGTTATGGAGAAACAGCATTGATGTTTAATCATGGTGATGCTATAAAGCCTGCAAAGCTTGCTAGTATATTCCCAATAGAATACAGAGAGAAATGGTCAGCTCATCAAAACTTTTACATATTCACAGGTGACAAACACCACGAATTAAGTATTGACTTTGGTGGAATTAAGTTTTATCAAATACCAGCCTTCTCTAATGCTAAAAGTTCTTGGGATGAAAAGAATGGTTATACAACCTCTAAAGCTGAAGTTACAGGATTCCTTATAGATTTTGAACAAGGAATGACAAATATATTCAAACAATATTTATAATGTCAACATTAAGAAAATTAGTTTCAGATGTACGTAGCATGCACAAGTTGCTGTCTACAGACTCTCTTATTACTGATAGAGCTATTGCATCTGAGATTAGAAATAACTCATTGCTTCTCATTAAGAGAGAAACTAATCTCAGAAAACTCTGGGCAACAGATACACTATTCACCACACTTCCTTGTTTGGAAATGGTACAAGTGCCTATATCAGAATGTTGTGATTATGTAGATCCTTGCTCTATAGGAAGAAGCAGATTTAAACTTCCTCGTATAGCTGAAGGAAACTACCAATATATTATTCAAGGTGTTTATTCAATAAACGCAATGAGTGGTCAAGGAAAGAAACTTAAAGAGATTACAGTTAACAGGTATATCAATCTCTTAAAACTTCCTATTATAAAGAATGAAGAATACTTCTGGATACAGAATGAATACTTATATGTAAACAATCCTTATTTAAAAGCAATAAGGATATCTGCATTATTTGAGAACGATGTTCCTAATGAACTTCTCTATCCAGAATGCTGTTGTGGTGAAGACATTGTTATTGAAGATTATTGCAAGAACCCTCTTGATAAGCCATATGCTGTTCCTGGTTATCTTCAATCACAAGTGTTAGAACTTACAACCAAAAAGCTAGTGTCTACATATTTTTCAATTAAAACAGACATCTCAGATGATGGGCTTGATGGTCAAGCACCGAACGTTAAACCAACTAGTTAATGAGAACCCGTATTGATTGGAGATCTGCAAGTAAAGAAAACTATAAAAACTTTTGTAAAAAGAATCCAGAGGTTCAATTAAGCTTTGACCAATGGAAAAACATCATATACACATTTAACGAATCTTTTAGAAACTACATTCTTGAAACAGGAAAAAAAGAAAAACTTCCCTATGGATTTGGGGAGTTTTCTATTCAGAAGAAGAAGAGAAGAAAAAAGAAAGGATTAAGTGATGAGTTCATAAACCTTCCTATAGATTGGCAAAAGACAAAAGAAAAAGGAAAGGTGATATATAATTTTAATTATCACACAGAAGGATATTTCTTTGGGTGGATTTGGTTTAAAGAATCTGCAAGATTAAAAGGAACCAGTTTCTGGTATTTCAAACCATCAAGAGTTACATCAAGAATGCTTGCTCACTACATAAAAGCTAATGACAAGTATCAACATATTTACTGTGAACATAAATTATAAATAAATGAGTTATTATTATAAATATGATTTCGTCAGTCCTGAACCTGTTTATTCCACCATCAAGGAGGAATTAAAGAGCTATTTTGACACTGGTGCAATCGATGACCTAATGTTCCCTACATATTTAGACAAGTGCTTAAAGAAGCTGGGAAGGTCCTCATACGTGATTCAAGAAACCTATCTTGATATATGTGATTTTGAAGCTAGACTTCCAGATAACTTTTTTGCTGTACGTGAAGCGTGGATGTGCACATCTGTAGATGCTCGACCATATCAATCAGCTAATTCATTTTATTCTCAAGCTGAATCACAAACAACAATTCAAGTGAGTCCTGTAATATCTAATCAAACTCCTTGTACAAACGATGGATGTTCAGATCCTGGATGTGATGGTTTATCATGTATGCCTGTATTGATTCAAGCTGTATATAAAACAAACAATTCAGTTAATCGTTCTGTACAAAGACAATACTTGCTTAAGCCAGGAAACATTTCTGTAAAAGCTCATTGTACATTAGATTGTGCAAACATAGGAAGTTCAGCTGATGATAGTTTTGACATTAGGGATAATAAGTTTGTTACTAATTTCAGAAATGGAACAGTGCATTTAGTATTCTACTGTTATGAATACGATGTTGTTGGTAATCAAATGATTCCAGATAACTATCGTATTAGAGAGTTTGTTGAAGCATTCATTAAATATAAAATGTTTGAATTGCTTGTTAATCAAATCAATGATGAAACATTCAATCAACTTCAACAGAAGCTTGTATATTATAAACAAGCACATGATGAAGCATTCATTATGGCAGACATAGAAATTAAAAAAACTACAGCACATCAAAAACAAAGAAAGATCAAAGAAGACTTGAACCGCTTCAATATGTACGAGTTGCCTAATAGAACAAATAGATACGGATGGAGGAGAAATTCATAATATATGCCAGTAATTTATAAAATAACATCTCCTTCAAATAAGGTTTATATTGGACAGTCTTGGGATTGGGTTAGTAGAAAAAGCAAGTATAAAAAATTAAAGAACGTAGAGCAAATTAAAATTCATAGATCATTATTAAAATACGGATATGATAATCATAAAGTTGAAATAATTTGTGATCTGCCAAAAGATGTTTCTCAAGAAACATTAGATAATTATGAAATTTTATACTGGCAGTCATATAAAGATTGTGGAGTTGAGATGTTAAATATCAAATACCCTGGCAGCAAAGGTAAATTATCAGAAGAAACCAAACATAAACTAAGCATTTCTCATTCTGGATCCAATAATGCAATGTTTGGTAAAAAAGGAGAAGATCATCCTGCCTTTGGGCAAGTTGGATATTGGAAAAACAAACCAAAAGAGAGTCATCCTAGATTTGGATCCTCTGGAGATAAAAATCCAAATTTTGGTAGAGTTGGAGAAAAACATCCAATGTTTGGTAAACGTGGAGGAAACAGTCCTTTTGCAAAAAAAGTAATAAATACAGTAACTGGAGAAATATATCCTTCTGTAAAAGATGCAGCAGAAATATTAAAAATCAATTACTCGTCTTTAACAAGTAGACTAAGAAAAGATAGTAATAAAGTTTTTTATTTAAGATATTTATAAAATGGCAGAAAACGAACAAAGTAACATTAGGTTGGAGCAAGCTATTGGTAGAATGGGGCTTGATATGGATTCATCTTTAAATCAGATTGAACAGGGAAAGCTTTCTTATGCCCTTAACGCTGCTTTAGAAAACTTTGACGCTAATACTGTTAACTATCAAAACGATGCCTCTAATGAGCTTTGTTTAAACTTTCCTAAAGACTATCACGTTATAGGTGAGCATTTCATCAATGAACAAAACAAACATGTATTCTTCTTAGTAAATCCTACAACAGGAGCTTCTGAAATAGGATATATGGAGAATAATGATTGCACCTATCACACGTACGTTAGTGGTGCATGTCTTAATTTTAATATTGACAATCCTATACACAAAGCTGTACATAAGATTACAAATTGTGCTACAGAGATTTATTGGACTGATGGACTTAATCAACGTAGATATTTAAATCTTACAGATCCAAACTCTTGGAAAAAGATTGTTCCTGGAACAGTTGTTTGTGACAATCGATATCTTGATGAACTAGATTGTAACAAACTAAACATACAACCTGATTTTACTATTCCTCAATTAGCTGTTAAAGAAATAATTAATGTAGGAAGTCTTACAGCAGGAACGTATCAATTTGCAATTCAGTATTCAAATGGATCAGGAGATGGATATACATCTTATTATTCTGTAACAAACCCTACACCAATCTTTGATGCAAAGATTGTAACTCCTGATTTTAACTATCCTGTAGGAAAAGCAATTGTTTTAAACATCAGCAACATAGATGTTACAGGGTATTTTCAATATTTCAATCTTGCTGTAATTAAAACAGTAAACTCTATAACTTCTGTAGAACTTGTAGGTACATATTTCATTGATACATTTACAAGAGAAATTACATACACTGGACAGAACCAAACACAAATAAGACTTACTGTTAATGATATATTTGAGAAGTTTCCTTATTACGAAATAGCTCAAGACCTAACAGCTGTACAAGATGTTCTTGTATGGGATAATTTAACATCTATAGATACAGTTAATTATCAAGGTGTTGCTAACCAAATAACATTAAACTGGGAAACATATAAACTCCCTGCTAATGAAGATTATGCTGATGGTTTCAATGCTACAAACCTTAGAGGTTATTTAAGGGATGAAGTGTATGCATTTGAGATTGTGTTCCTTCTTACGAATGGTAAGCAAACAGATGGTTTTCACATTCCAGGAAGAGTTAAAGGTCCTATTGAACTATCCACTCCAGATGTACCAAATACAAATGATGATTTCATAGGAACTGGTACAAGTGCTCCTTATTGGAAAATATATAACACAGCTACAGTGATAGGACCTGCTACAGGAGATCCTATTGGTAACGCTACACCATATCAATATGGTGAATTTGCTTATTGGGAATCTGAAGAAGTATATCCATGCAACGAACTTGTTTGGGGTTCTCTTGCTAACACACCAATTAGACATCATAAGTTCCCTGACATTCTTGTAAGTCCTGCATTTGAAAGTGCACAACCAACAATTGAATTAGATGGTAAGTACACTAAGCTAAAAATACAAGATGATTCTGTTTTTCCACTTGGTGTAAAACTTGACATTGCTCAAGTTCAAAATTTAATAAGACTATCATCTCTTTCACAAGAACAGAAAGATGCTATCACTGGATTTAAAATAGTACGTGGTAACAGATCTACAAACAGTTCAATTGTAGCTAAAGGTATTCTTAGGAATGTAGGTGAGTATGAAAGAGATAAAACAAAATATTATTTCCCTAACTATCCATACAACGATCTTAGACAAGATCCATTCCTATTAAAAGAAAGTAATGCTTTCAATAGTCAATGTGATACATACACTGTTGCTTCTGCTGGTGTAGATGTTATAAATTATACAGATTGTATAACAGGTGATCTTGCTACAAAAGATATCGATGCAACTGAGACATTAACACTATGTTCAATCACTGTACCAACAGGACAATCTACAACACCTGTAGTAACAAAAATAACTGTTGATACATATAGAATCACTATTACAAAACCTGATAGAGCAGCATACTTTAAAATAACTACAGTTAGTGGTGATGTTACATATTTTGGAGTTACTAACAACACTCCTTTTGGCATATATCGTTCTTCTCCAGCAACAGTAAATTCTACAACCTATCCTGAATACACTGATGGTACATTAGAATTTAGAATTGAACAATTAAATAGTAATAACAATGATTACTGTAAACCACCTAATCTAAATGCATTCTCTGAAGATACTTCCAAATTCAGACATGTATTTAATTCTCCTGACACATCTTTTGGACAACCGTTTCTTGGAAATATTCTTAAACTTGAGAATGTAATATATGGTGCTGGAACAGCTCATTTTACACAAGTGAAGAAGAATGCAACATATAAATTACTTAGTAAAGAAGCTCAAGCTGATGCTTTACAATCAAGTCAATTGGTTGCAACAATATCAGGTACACTTGATCCAACAGCAATGTTCACTGCCTATCAAGCATATTTACAAATATACATCAATGGCATAACTAGAAGAAACTATGCCTATTCATATAACTCTATAGCTAGTTATGATTATTCTGCAAACATTGCTAACGGTCTAGGAATAAAACAAAGAACTCTTGATTTATATCAATATCTTATTCCTGGTGTACAGAATGTAGGCGATACTAGTGATGTAAATAATTTTAGTAGAGAATCATCTGTATATTTAAAAACAGTTAAATCTCTTCCCTATCCAAGTCAAACTCCTAGTTTAATTCTTCCCACTGGTGATAGTGCTATTGTAGACGCATCTAGATATACAATAAGTGAAAGAAACAATTGCTCAATACCAGAAAATAACTTTGAGATAAGTGCTGTTTCTTATTACGGATCTATAAAGAATATATTTCCTAATCAATGGGGACAGATGTATTCTTATGATACAATTGACACAGGATTTCAAGTGGATTTTGATTACTCATCTACACAAGTTGTGTTTGGTGGAGATACATTCATTAATAAGTTTGCATTTAAAACTAAACTTCCTTTCTTTATAGACAATCGAGTGAATGCTCCTGATGATTCAGATGTGTTCTATGATGAAATAGGTAATGTTGCCTATCCACAATATTGGCACTCAGCTAGATCTATTCTATTTGATTATACATATCTTGCTGGTCCTCCTGCAAAAACTCTTACAAATATTATATCAATCAAGGCTCACAATTTTGATTGTCCTAACAATCAATATTATACAGCTAATAATCCTGGTAGAACTTTCTATGATGGAAAGATGTATATGTTTGCTTACGGTATTCCTTATTTCTATTGTGAGTCTAATGTTAACGTTGATCTTAGACAAGCATTTAATAATAGAGAAGGTGATTTCTATCCACATGTAAGTTCAGGTATTCCTGATAATTGGTTACAAGAAAGCTTTGTTCCCATCATACAAGACAATACATATTATTATAACGTAACATTCTCTAAGCAAAACAAAGAGAACTATTTCTCTCATCTACCTGTAGATTGGGATGATGATCAATGTTACACTAATTTTCCATTCAGAGCTATTTATTCTGATCCTCAACAAAGCTACACAGACAACGCAATCAATAGTTGGTTGATATACAGACCAATTAGTTTCTTTGATTTTCCACAAAACTATGGTAAACTTACAAGTCTTGATGGTATTCAGAATAGAGCGGTGCTTGCTAGATTTGAAAACAAGAGCTTGTTATACAACACTCTCTTAACTATAAACACAAGCAATCCTCAAGCTGCTTATTTAGGAAATGATTCTCTTTTCAGAAGTGCTCCTCCAATAGATTTTGCAGAAACAGATCTTGGTTATGTAGGTTCTCAAAATAAGATGTTATTAAAGATTCCTCAAGGACAAATATCAATTGATGCTAAGAGAGGACAGATATTCTTGATAGCAGGAAACCAAGCAAAAGAATTATCAGGATTTGGTTCAGGAGTTAATAGGTTCTTTACAGACCACTTAGCATTTGAAATACTTAGATATTTTCCTACAGTGGACACAGACAATCATTTCAATGGTTGTGGATTACATGGTGTGTATGATAGTAAGTATGAAAGATTCTTTATATCAAAGCTTGATTATATTCCTCTATCAAAAGAAGTTAAATATGATGATTCAACCAAAGAGTTTTATATAGAAAGAATAATAGGAACAAACACTGTTGTAAGAACAGAAGTGTATTTAACTGATTTAGATTATTTCTGTAACAAGTCTTGGACAATCTCTTTTAATTTCAACACAATGCGTTGGGTGAGCTTTCATAGCTTCGTTCCTAATTTCTATATAGCAGAAAACAATTTCTTCTATTCTGGATTAAACACAGGATGGGATCTTGAAATGGTTGCAGTTCAAGAAGTTACATCTACTACCACTACAACAACAACAGCAATTCCTCTTGATTGTGGATTTAATGGAACTTGTGGAATATTGTACCCAGTTACAATTAATTGGAGCAATGATGAATTTGCTTCTCCATACATAGATAGTGATCTTGTTATAAATGGAGTGACATACGCAGGATCTGATGCTAGTGGAACATTTACATTACCATCAAACACAATCACAAACGTACAACAAAAATCTGATCAGAATGCTGTTGGTACATCTGCAA